TGTTTGACTTAATGGCAGACTTGGAAGACGACATTTCTAACGCGGTTGTTATACTCTCAATACTCCTTACCTGTTTAAATCACAATCTAGTCAGGGCGCTCACAATTATGAAACATATGGGATAATTCTCTGGACAGTCGTACAAAATTGATAAAAGTAATTTGGAAACAGCCCAAGAACATTGGAGACGGTTTGTTCGATTCTTTTCAAAATTGGACAAACACGTTCTCACCCAATGAATGTAATTATACCTTTTTGAGCGTATAGAATGTTCGGTTGCGAACGCTACAATATCCATCTGAACAAGATTTAAAAACACAAACAATTGAGACCTATTTAAGCTACAAAACATCATATGGTTCATATCAAAAAAACCATTCTCTTCAATAATCTGACATATAGTCAGCCACTTCTCGTTGACCAAAGTATCAAATAACTCGGGTCTGGGAGGATCGTGATAATTCTCTATAGCCAACTTCTTTCGTATTCGACACACATCACGTAATCGTCTTCGTGTTTCAATAGTTAGAGGCTGTCGCGTATACGGATTTTCCGGTTTTGCTGACCGTTTCAGTATATGATACAAACTCCGAACATCAAACCACCAGAGTTTCTCTGCTTCTCGGAATGAAAAATAATCGAGAGGATGAATCTTCTCCTTTTCATCCATAGTCACCAATTCTTCCGTATTGTGGCAATTCAAACGTTTAAGAACTCCTTCCCCGGCTAACGTCAATCTATGACGAATAAAGTACCCTCGCCATATTTTTTGTATTGTGGTAGCTTTCTGATTTCCATTATTTACGTCGGCCCACAACCGCCTAGTTTTTGTTTTCGCGTGTTTTCCACAGAATAACAACCCCTTCATTGCTTGAGATGGACATTGCTCTGTACTCGTCTTATTCTTACAAGACGCACACAACACCATTATTTAATGTTCTCGTTTCCTTTCCTCTAAAGTATAAAAGTGATTTCATCAAAAACGGATTCTTTTTAGTGAAGATAGTAGATATTAGGTCTGTTGAGATAGATCGGTGAATAGTACGGGTGAACCGGCAGCGCATAAAGCGGGCCCATCTGAAAAGCACAAAGACTGGGATTTAATAGCCTGAGTTGCATGAAATACGGCATCAGTCAATAAACGATTAACATCTCAACATAAGGACTAGCGTCAACAAACGCCGCTCAATATATGACGAGTGAGTCATGAGAGTGATTACGCCAACGATGGACATGATGTCCTAGGCGAATTTTTCATTGAAACTGATTTCTTTTCCCCGAAAACGGATTTAGACCTTTCTAACCTAAATAGAGTACAACAATAAGAATGAACGGTCCTATCCACGCGAACGCAATCAATGTTAACGACGTAACGTTTACGGTAGGTCAGGGTAAGGCAGGTCGTAATCCCCCAATTAGCATGCGCTACAACGGTAATAGCCTACTAATCCGCATGCCCCGCGTGGGCTACCCGGGCGGTGTCCTTATTCGTGAGGGTGATACGGGTATGAAGACGTACACGCTCATCGGTTCGCTGAAGGGCTGCGATCCGTACGGCAAGGATCGGTCTGCTGGGGCGGACGAGATTGGTAAGCTGTACAATCTCCTGTCGGATCTGGAGAATCATATCATCAAGGCTGCTGTAGAGAATAGTGCGAAGTGGTTCGGCAAGAAGCGCTCGGAGGAGGCTATCCGCGACAGCTTCAAGCGTATTCTGAGCTTCTCGACCGACAAGGTTGATGGCGAGTACGTGCCGAACGGCAAGTATCCTCCCAGCTTCCGAGTCAAGGTTCCAGTATACGACAACCGCGTCTCGACCGAGATTGTGGATGCCTCGCGTAATCCGGTAACGTATGTGACGCCCGAGTCTCTGCCCAGCATCTTCCCGAAGGGTGTTGAGGCGAATCTCGTAGTCAGCGGCAGCATCTATGTGATTGCTGGCGGTGGCTTTGGTGTGACGTGGCGTCTAACGGCCGCTCAGGTGTTCCCTCAGGTTCGCCGTACGGCTGCAGATATGTTCGATGACGAGTCTGGTGCGCCTCCTACTGTGGTGGAGGACGAGGATGAGACTCAGCAGGCTCATCAGGATACTCAGAATGACGATTCTGAGTATGGTGGTACTCGGGTTCAGGCTCAGACTCAGGCTCCAGTAGCTGCTCAGTCGGTGGAGGTTGCTCCGGCTGCTGCTCCGGCGAAGAAGGGTGGTCGTCGTGTGGCTGCAGGTGCGGGTTCAGCGTAGACCATACACGAGAATCTGCAGGAGCAGTGTACATGATGAACGAATCATCAACAAACAATACTGAGCAATCAGGAGATAAATAACTAAAAACTTTCGCGTCCGAGCAACTGCTTGGCGCCGAAAGGGTTTTTTTTCCACATTTGGAGCATGCATAAATTTCAGGAAGGGTTATGATCATTTCGGGAGTCATTAAACGAATATTGGAATTGAGTGTTTTGTCGATAACAGTTCGGAAGTCATCTTCCAGACAATCTTGGTATGCTTCATTCGAAAGAAGCGCCCATAATGTTGCACCTTTAGATACCCAACCGCGTTCTTGTAAAAGTGTAGCGAATGGGTTCGTTTCAAACCACAGAGAATGAAACAACGCCGGATTTTCAGGGTCGTGTTCAGCAAGACCTACACGTTTCAAGTTTTCGTCGTAGAGCCAATACACATTCCACTTATACGACCTATCCAATGAACCGCGAAATACGTCACGACCATTGTAACTCCATTCTTCTGCCTCAAAATCGTCATCGTGGTCAGCTATGTCTTCCGATATATCTCGGTAAACATAGTTGGGAATTAGATTAGAATACATTTGTTCTTGAAAGAGTTAATCAAACTTAACAGTTACACGCACATCGTGACGGGTCATAGACTTCGTAGCAGAATGCGACAATTCGTGACGTTTGCGTTTTGGGCCATCGGCTGTATCTTTAGGTTCGTGTAGCCGAGTTTCCATATCAGCATGTACAGTATCCCGATTTGTTTCCAGATAATCAAGAACTTCATCCGTCAATGCCCACTCGAAAAAATTCAGCTGTCCGACTGTCGTGTCCATACCATGAAACTTAATACGCTTCCACCGACAGAATGGATCGAACATCTTTTTGCTGTACGCCTTGAGATGAGACTTGTAGGATAAATAGACAATCACGTGCTTCTGTGCCTTCGTCATATATGAAATATTGTACTTCTTCGCATAATTGGTCACAAACCAATCAATAAGACGAAGAGAAAGGTTAGATTTCCCCGTAAGGATATCACGTACACGTTCAGTTATTTTATCGTTGTAAAACCGTTCAAGACGAAAAAGAACCCATTGCTCTTGGCTTTGGATTTCCTGCATTTGTTCTAAATCGGGATGTACCCTGAAAACGGGTTTAATACACATAGTATACGAACATAAACAATGGATTTGGGAATGGATAAGGTTGAACAGATTCTGTTTCTGTACGGTCACGATGACCAGCGTACCGACGCATGGCACACTAAACGTGGAGAAATGTTGACTGCTTCGGAAATTTACAAGGCTGTTCATGATGCATCTCCTGCGCTCAAGCATGAAATCGTAATGACCAAACTACTACCTCGACCAGCAAGTTCTGGATTCGGTGCGCGGGCTCTGCTTTGGGGTACGCGTCTCGAACCAATCGCTAAACATATTTATTGCACCTACATCCAGGGTGGAGTTCAAATCATGGATACGACATGTATTCCTCATCGAGACCATCCGTTTCTCGGAGCGTCACCTGACGGTATTCTAGTTACTGCCGACAAGAATGATTTCAGGTACGGAAAACTTGTAGAATTCAAGTGTCCTATTTCTCGAGAATTTTCGAACGACACGCCAATTCCTTCAACGTACTATCACCAAATGCAGTTGCAGTTGGAATGCACAGATTTGGACGAGTGTGATTATGTAGAAATGAAGTTCCGTGAAGTGAACTATTCTGAGTGGGAAGAGTCCACTGCTCAGTATAAATCGTGGTTCGCGGTTGCTGAGAATGGTCGAGTTGTATATCGAGATATTGATGATAAACGGGACGTCCAAACTTGGCGCAAGGAGATGATGCCGAATTTAGAAACTGAGTGGTGGGCTACCGTATATTGGGTATTTGAGAAGTACCGTCTCACTACTGTTCCTCGCGACCGCACATGGTTACCTACAAATTTAGAAAGTTTCCGGGCTATTTGGAATACTGTTCAGGAACATCGAGCAGCCGGAACTCTGCCGGACCATCCTAAAGAAAAGACTATTCTAACAATTTAAAACTTCGAGTCGCGATGTTTCATGAAAATATCCATTGATTTATGGATTATCGAATACCCTCTTTCCATCAAATAATCAATGATTGGAACACTAGTATCATTATAATTATTTTCAAACCCGATAACATCAATAAACACGTTATCAAAATTGATGGATTTTATAACTTCAAATTCTGCGCCTTCAACATCTACACTCAGGTAATGTACGTGTTTAATACCTGCATCATGTAGGATGGTGTCTAGCCGTTTGGTTGGGACTGTAATCAGTGTACTATTTCCTCCATAATGAGAGAGCTCATTTTTTAGTCTTTCCGCATGACGAGGATCGAATTGGTCTTTAAGTCCTGAAATCATTTCAGTATATCCTTCATTACAAATAAACTCTGCATCGCCATCGGAATTACTTACGGCGCAATTCAAGTTTATGCAGTTTGGTCTGTTATTTACCAGTTTATCATATACCGCCTTTATAGGTTCAATATTCACACCGGTCCAATCACGATTAGTCTCAAAGAAAAGGGTATTGTTGATATGTACTCCATTATTTGCACCTACGTCCACAAACACTCCGTTCTTAAACCCCTTGAATACATTGGTATCCAAATACATATCTTGACCATCCTGGCTATAATACGTTTCAGGCTTCTTGTTAGCGTGTTTCTGAATAACATTTGAAATAATCTGGAACATTCCATATTTTTCCATAATCACCCTTTTTGCTGACTTGATTGCGTCAATACGCTGGGACCACCAGTCTTCGTCAATAGCCTGCTTCACAATACGCGCAGCTTCGGCCGGATCTTCAAGTGGAAGTCGTACAAATGACCGAGGATCGATATACTCTTCTAAATTCGGACATCCCCAGTAAAAGGTCAAAGATTCACATATTATTGGCTCCCAAATCTTTTCCGTTGCATAGTTGACTTCGGAATTGTTCTCTACAGCTAGCACATACTTGTGGGTTCCATACACATTATACCTGTCTTCGTCACGCACAGTACCAACGTAGGAACTCAGGGAATGTGCGTTGCACTTACCGTACACCCGAACTAAATCAGGAAACAATTTTGCAAAATTAACACGAAGTTGGTGCCCAGTATCCTTTAGTTGGTCACTGCATATTAGTGCTACACTTGAGCGTTTCGGTGGAAATGTAGTTAAATCACCGCCAAGAGTCCACGCTGCAGGATTCAAGAATCGCCGGCAAGTATGAGAATGTAAAAACTTGTTGGGGTCTGGATTTCTCCATTCGGGCATCCAGGTCTTTACACCCCACGGTTTTGCATCATCGTATACCCAAGGTTCCATCTGCAAAACTATCGTCTTCTTAGGGTCATGGTATTCATCGGCTTTCGTTGGTAAGTTCACAATAACAAAATAATCCGCATCGTCTCGCGATGTGAGCTCTAGACCTGGTACTGGATATTTTGTGGGAAATGCATTCACAAAATCTTTCGATGATGACCAATTACAAATCATTTTGACTTTTATGGTATTTCCCGATGTTTCCGGTTCGGACTGTGTTGGAGTATTGAACACCTTGATATAAATTCCATCATTCTGACCAAAGTATGGAGATGTAGTAAGTGCAGCTCGGTCGATATTATTTTTAAAGAACCCAAGGGTATTGAACCCCATACATTGTGGGTCATCCATGGCTAGACGCTTCATTTTCTCAAGAGGGATAGCTTGATAATAAATATCATCGCCAATATGGTCAAATCCCGGAATAAACTCAAAGTCTACAGCAGGAATTACATTGCTGAAATCAAGACAATCTGTGTTTTTCTGGATATCTGAGTCAACCGTATTCCCAACCTTCTCACACCACTCCGAAAATACAATTTGTGGCCTTAGTTCCGTACACTTCAAATCCCGACAAACCTTTACAACATAATCAATCCCGTGGCGAATACGATGCTTACCAATATAATCAACTAGCGTTTGCGCACCCTTCTTGTTAATAGAGTACGCGAACGTTCCTCCAACATTCAGGTCATTCTGCATATCTCCAATTGTGATTTCCTTGTTTTTAAGAGTAACATACGTATCTTTCGTGGCGTCACGATTCGCACTGTACATATGATACCCCAAAAGTAGATACTCGTGCTTTGGAAACTCTGGCTTTAGCAATTCATAGATATCTTTGAACTCTGGAATCAATGTAGCATCATCTTCAAAGATAACGTAGTGGGTATTTGATTTGTCGGCAAGCAGAGCCTTCCACAAATTGTAGTGGCTTAGCGCACACCCAATAAATCCACGCCGATTTCCAAAATCATTGCCTTCAAACAGGTCTTTGAGATCCGATGTGGGTTTTAGAGCCATTCCATCAACGGCTTCCACAAATTCGTACTCGGATATCCCAGCATCTTTCATAATCTTTTCCATCGCCTCTTTCCGATCTGGACGACGCTTCAAATTCAGAATCTTCATTGATTTTGTTGTATTGAACTGGTTTTCCCCATTTAAGTCATACGCGTTCTGAACCTTACCAGTATTCCGTTCCGACGTGAGTCGCCCAATATGGCGACAGCATATCAAATCAAAAAACGCAGACTTGTATCCTCGCGATGTCCATTTCATAGCATAATCCATTTCAAAAAATGTGTTCGGACTATCGTAATTCCCAAGCTCCAAAATCGCGTCTACACAAACCATACTGGGTCTAAAACTGTAGTGTGGCCAGTAGTGACAGTTGGGGTATGGAAACTTGCCTTGCTTATGGTCATGAACAACAAATCCTGGCGAGATAGGGTCGTATCCTCGCATATCAACCTGCTCAATTGTTTCAGCATATGCTCGATTGAAAAGCACTTGTTTAATATCACTGTGCGTATCTAGGAATTTCATGGCTTCAGATACATAGGGTTTCTTAATATAAAACAGAAAATCATCTTCCATATGTATCCAGTATTTCGGTTTGAGTTCCTTAAGTTTATTCCAAATTATGTTCATGCTTTCACGATGTCCCTTTTCTTGTGGAGTTTTCAAGTAGAATTTCATCCAAGGGTACAATTTTTGCATGCTAGACCGGTCACTCTTTGACGAATTATCATCCACGCAAAACCAGTAATCTATTTTATTCGCGTCCATCCAGCAGTTAAGGACGGAATTCACAGTTTCCTTGAATAAGTCGAGACGCTTACATGACGTCATAGAAAGAAACACTTTGGGTCGAGTATTGTCTGCACACTTAAACTTGGAAGGTGCAGTAAGAATAGCGCGGTGTTTAGAAAACAGGATATTCCAAAGAACACATAGTTCCCTTGTATCGCCATCACATGACTGAAGGAAGTACGAAATCATATTGAACAACCCAAACGTATCAGGGTCAGCGTTCAGTTCACGAGCATGTGCTCGCAAATTGTAAAAACAGTTCTTTAGGATTCCCTGATTCGCAATAGAATTTAGAATGATAGTTTTGATACACGAGTAAGCTAAGTCTCGCTTTCCACAATGAAATGCGCTCAAACTGCAATTATATTCCAAAATATCATTGTAGAAATCACGGTACAAAAACAATTTATCTTGAGGATCCTTATTGTACTTCTTATTTGATTCATACAACAACGTCACCAAATAATGATGTCCCCGCTGATGAAGGAGTTCGGCTGCGAAAATCGTACCTTCCGACCTGTCTGGGTCAAATTGCTGAGCTTTTAAGAAATACTCCAACGACTTCTCAAAATTATCCTTAGTCTTGTAGAGATTTCCAAGCATCAAACATGAATAATACCTTTCCTGAACCCACGAATTAAGTTTGTCGGCAACTAGAGTATACCATTCAATTGCGTCATCAATACGATTACAATCCTTGAAACTTTGGGCACAGTAAAACGCATACCGATTCGCCAAGCCACCACCCGTTTCTACTTCTTTCGCATACGCGTTTTTCAATATTGTGGCGTCTTTCAAATACTTATCCTTATCCCGACTCCGTGAACCAGTCTTTCCCGAATCCACAAAGTAACTTCCTTCAATAACACCTTCCGAAGGAACTCCTTCCTCTAGAGACAAGAATTCGTGAAGTACTCCAACAAACTTACTTTTCTTCTGCGCAGTAACGAGAAGTGGACGGTAGTATGTGAACCCAGAACCAAACTGAAACTTGTAAAAATCCTTGTCTAGGTAGGGGGGAATAACAAGCTTTCCGTGAACGGTATCGTCCGCATCGAAAATAAAGATGTAATCGGCCTTCTTGTATGCTGCACGAAGAGCTTCGGTACGATTATGACCGAAATCTCGCCATTCATGCTGTACAAGTTCTCCCGGAATGCCTTTCGTCTTGAAAAAATTCACGATTATATCTTGCGTTCCATCTGTAGATCCAGTATCACATATAACCCAGTAATTGAAGGTGATATGCTGACATAGATTTTCCAATGTTTTTTCAAGAACGTGTGATTCGTCCTTGACTATCATATTTAAACAAATGGTCTTTCGCATACTCTTTTTTGTTCCTAGTCCCGGTACGCTTAAGCGGGAATATAGGAATCAAACATGTTCACGCGGTAGGGCGTTGGTACACCGGGCGTAGCTTCGGCAAGAGGTACAGTCGGTTTAAAATGGTTTGTTTCCTGGT